TACAGGGGCCAATCCCTTGGAGATCGACTATGTAGGGGATGCGCATGCAGGATCAGCGCCTACCTATGCTACAGGTATCGAGCTCCATAGGGCATTAGGTGACTTTTCGGATGATCAAATAGACGGTACAGAAGAAATCTCTATCGTCGATGAGATCGCCTCAACCCGTGGTGGTGTTGATACCAATATAACATTGGTAAACGGCTATCACATTACACCAACAGCGGCAGAACATTTATACGACACATCAATCACTCAGACACATCCGGTTAATGGTGATCAGATCTATGATGGCATCCAAGTGTTTGGTAACTCTACCTCTATCCAGGTTATCCAGGATGGTGCTAGACTAACTAATGACTTCTGGAATGAAGCTAAGATGATCACAGCTGTAGAAGACTCTGCTTCTTCTACAACCCACAGATTCATGGTGCTGGTGCATGATACCGCAGCTGATATTGATGGACGTCGACTAATTGGTACTCAACGTGTATATGGTACAACATATACTGAGTTTGCCATTGGTGGTGGTACTAACCGTGGTAATAACGTACTAGCGTTAACAGCTAACTCAAACTTAAACAATGGTACAGCACAAGGTGCGATTGATGCCCTAACTTTCACAATTGCTGAAGGTTATATAGGCATTGATGGCGATGGTAATGGTGCAGATGAATTCTATTATGTAGAATGGCGTGTACAGGCCCCTGATGAAAAGAATGATGCTTATGAGTATTCTCAGAACATGGTTCGTGAAGGTGTCTCAGTCACTCCAGTTACTGGTACATTCGGCCTTGATCCTAACATCTTCCGTGGTATTACTCACTCAGTTGTGATTACACCTGGTACAGGTACATGGGCAGAGCCTGAAAGCCTCTCTTGGGGTTCTGGTGCCACTGCAGGTACAGGTCAACTATTAGCAGTAGATGATACTGATGCTACAGCTACAGGCTCATTGTACCTTCAACTACTTACTGGTGTTGCTCCTAGTGCTAACCTAATTACAGGTGCTGGTGGTGCTACAGGTACAGCAGGTACAGTTACTGGTCAGGTAATCAGTATTCCACCTATTGGTGCGTCAACTGGCTCTAATATCAAGGGTGCCTATGGTGTCGGTATTAATGCTACAGACTTAGCAGCTGGTGATACGTTAATTGATTTAACTGGTGCTGCGAATGATGCTCCTAATAATGTACAATTCGATGTAATTGGTTTGAATACTACAACTACAGCAGATTATGTATTAGTAGGCCCAGATAGTGCAGGTTCATTAAACTTAGGTCAGTTAGCTAACAATGCTCTATTAGATGGCGCTGCTGTTACAGCGGTAAGTGTTGGATCTGGTAATATTCCAGCAGATACTCCTGCTACTGGTACTATTCGTATTGAACGAGATAGTGGCGAATATACTCGTCATGTTTATTCTGGTTACGACGGTACTAATACTACATTCACTATTGCAAGTCATAACTTTAGTGGTGATAATGCAGCAGCTTCAAACAACGTCTTTATCTCGTATCTAGATAAAGTGGCTACTTCTACTACTGAGACTTTCAATACCGTATTTAACTCTACTAGGGCGCTACGTGTCATTGTACGTAATGGTGAGACTATTGCTTTAATTGCTCCTATTGTACCTATTGATACAGCAGGCTCTCTTGGTTCAGGTGGTGGTGCAACAACTATTTCACGTCAACTGGATACCTAATAAATGGCTGTAGTTGATGTCACCTTTGATGGTACAAGACTTCATGATTCGGACACCAACACTGGCTGGGGAAACTTTGTCATTGGTGGTGGTTCTCCGGCATCTGAAGGTGCGAATGCCTATCAAGTATCAACAGCGAATCAAGGCACTGATGCTGGCGTAGTAGGGAAGAAGATAACCTCTACTTCTGCCAGACAAGGTGTTGACTATATTGGTTCGTCTGTAGATTACACTGCGGCTGCTAATAGGTTATTCTATTGCAAATGCTATGTATCTGATGGCTTCGATGTGAATACTACTTGGGGTGTAGAGATAGCCCTGGGTTCCTCTAATACAGGTAATTCGCATAGGTATAATGTAGCTGGATCTGGTTCCAACTTATCTGTATATGGTACGTACCCTCCGCAAGGGGGGTATATTATTACCTGTATAGATCCCACTATTGATACTTGGGCTGAGAGTGCTGACGATGGTGGTACCTTTGATCAGACTAGTGTTATATGGTATGCAATGGGTGCTCAGTTTATTAATGGCAACTCCAAAGCAGAGAATGTTGCATTTGATGCAATAGACTATGGTACTGGATTAAGCCTTCTTCAGGGTGATACAGGTACTCAAGGCGCTTACACAGACTTCTATGTATTCGACCAAGATGACCAGAATAATCGCTGGGGTGCTGCTGTAGGTAATGGAGACTCTGTCACTTGTCGTGGTATTATGAGTATTGGTGGGAGTACTACTGCTACAGAATTCAATGACACTACTTCAGTAGTAACATTCCCAGATGGGTATCACTCACGCGGATTATTTGGGGTGGAGGTAAACCTAGACCACGCATCAAATGTAATCAATGATGGGGCTTTGCTTATTGGGCAGGGAACTAGAAATGGTGCTGATGCAAATGATACACGTCCAGATTATACAGTAGTAGGTACTACCGGTACTAGTTATGACTTTTCACACACTTTACGTAACTTTAGAGATGTGGAATATACATCTGTTTGTGATGTAGTCGGGGCTGATATCGAGTGTCACCTCCTCACGCAGAACTCAGCTAATATAGCTGACTCTGTTATTAGAACGAATGCTCTTACAAATACAGCTGTGTTGGTAGCCCCTGTACTGGGCACAACTACAGATTTACATGATTGCTCCTTCATCCAAAGTGGTGTAGGGCATGCCATCGAGATTACAGCTACTGGTACTCATGATTTCCAGGACCTACTCTTTGAAGGGTATGGCGGTACAGCTGGAAGCAACCCTACAGCCTCAAGTGGAGCAGCAGATGCTGCGATATATAATAACTCTGGTGGTGCTGTTACAATTAATGTAAATGGTACTGGTAACAGCCCTTCTGTAAGGAATGCTGCTAGTTCTACAACAACCATTGTATCTGGGGCTGTATCTGTTGAAGTATTAGCTGCTAAAAAGGATGGTACACCCATTGGTAGTGCAGTAACATATTTAAAGGCTTCTGATGGTACTGGTGCGTTCCCATTTGAGGATAGCGTCACTATCTCTAGATCCACAACAACAGCTACCGTAAGTCATACGGCTCATGGCCTAGACACGGGAGATAAGGTAGCTCTTGCAGGTATCTCTGATAAAGTAGAGGATAACGGTATCCAGCAGGTAACTGTTATTGATACTAACTCCTACTCATTTACAACAACAGATTCAGGCTCCACTAGTTATACAGGAACAATTATAAGTACTTTTGTAGCCTTATCAGGACTAACTAATGGAAGTGGTATCTTAAATACTTCAAGAGTGTACACCGTAGCTCAGCCTGTAGTAGGTTGGACTAGAAAATCAACAATTGCTCCATTCCTACAAGAAGGTGTATTAGTTGGTACTATTAGTACTACTACCGGATTTAGTGGCGTAGCAGTTATGTTATCGGATGAATAATGGCTATAACCGTAGATTACAGCACAGCTGCCCCATGGCTGATTACTATACCCAAATCTGATTTAACACTAGATACTGGTACACAGTATAAGTTGAATGTAGATGTATTCTGGCTATTGCTGGCCGACTTTACAGATAATGAAAATGTAATGTCTAGGCCTAAGCTATACTCCCGTATACCTGCTACTAGTTCAACACCTAGTATTACGGAAATAGAATTGGACAGTTACCGACTCCAATTTGAAGATGGGGCCTACTCTGTAAATATAATTGATGGTAATACAAATATACGTGAAGCTGAGATTAAAAACACTGTCTCAGTTAACACTAACAATACAACAGGATTCATTGATGCTGCCTTTCTAGAGTTTAGTACCTTTGAAGGTGGGGTTTGGGTTGATGCTATAAATGGAGTTGCTGGTGTAACTGGATTAACAGGCAGTCCTGCATTTCCTTCTAGTAATATACCAGATGCAGTAGCTATATCTGCTGCTCGGGGGTTGCCTAAGACTATGTACATCATAGGAAACTACACTCTTGATGCAGGGGATGATGTATCTGGGTATAAGATTATAGGTCAAAATGCAGCAAGGACATCCCTGACAATTAATACTGCAGCCTCTACTATGGGTTGTGAAATACTAGAATCAACTGTTACAGGTGTATTGGACGGATTAACTATTATCAGGTATTGTGCTATATCAGATATGGATTACTTTAGTGGGTTTATTTATGAAAGCGAAATCCAAGGGACAATCACACTCGGCTCGGGGGCGCAAGCGTCCATCTTGGGCTGCTACTCGGGGACGCCGGGGGTTACAACGCCAACGATTAACTTTGGTGGTTCGGGGCAAGCCCTCTCACTCCGGAAGTATTCAGGCGGGATCAAATTTGAAAATAAAACGGGGCCAGACTCGATTTCAGTCGACCTTATCGGTGGACAGGTTAGGCTAGACCTCACCACAGTTACTAACGGTACAGTTGTTGTACGCGGTAGTGGTAAAGTAGTAGATGACTCAAATGATGACTGGTTACCGCATGGTACATATGGTAGTCTTATATTAGATAATGAGGTTAGTAGTGGACTTTTTCTACAAGATCTATGGACAGCTCATGGATTAGATCCAGATGTCCCTGCCACCGCAGGAACGGTATTAGATGATCTAGCTACAGATCTAACCTTCGTTAAAGATATAGAGGGTGGTAAGTGGGAGATTGTTGGTACTCAGATGATCTTCTATAAAGACGATAATATAACAGAGGTAGCTAGGTTTAACATTGATGATGTTGATGCACCTAAACTAAGAACACGTGTATGATACTAAGAGGGTTCAACTCTAAATACCTTATAACTAGAGGCTTCGGTGCTCTAGTAGTAGCTATAGAATTAGTCTACAAGTGGTGCTCTAGTATTATACAGCAGGTAGTAGATCCTGCAACTGTACAACAGATATTTAGAAAGAATACAATTAAACAGAAGCCAGTAGATACGTCTACAATTAAGGCTTACTTTAAACGGAGATAATGATGGTTCAAGCAGTAGAGACACAAAAGAGACGACAAGCTAAACGTATTAGGGACATTAATGCAGCAGTAGACGGGGCTTCAGCTCCTAAAGCTAAGGCTAAAGTAAAGGCTAAGGTTAAGCCTAAACAGATGTCTGGTACTGGAGGTTTAACTCCCGCTCAGGTAAAGGCTCGTAATAATCGCATCTCCAGTACATTAGCAGCAGCTCAGGCTAAGCAGAAACGTCTACGTGAAGCAGAGTATAGTAAATAATAATGGCTGAACAGATCTCCCTACCATATAAGTTTATACCTCGTACCTACCAACTAAGGCTATTAGCAGCTCTAGATGGTGAATATAAGAGGGCTGTAACAGTGTGGCATCGCCGTGCTGGTAAGGATAAAACTCTCTTTAATATTATTATTAAGAAGGCCTTTGAACGTATAGGTACCTATTACTACTTCTTCCCTGAGTTCTCTCAAGGACGTAGGGTTATCTGGGATGGTATTGATAATGATGGTTTCAAGTTTTTAGATCATATTCCTAAGAAGCTTATTAAGCAGGCACACAAAACGGATATGAAAATAGAGTTGATCAATGGCTCTATTATACAGATTATTGGTACAGATAAGTTTGATAAAGTAAGGGGCTCTAACCCAGTTGGTTGCGTATTCTCTGAGTTCGCTTTCCAAAATCCAGCTGCATGGGATGTAGTGAGACCTATTCTTCGATTAAACGGAGGTTGGGCTGTATTTAACTCAACACCTTTTGGTAAGAATCATTTCTATGATCTCTATGAAATGGCTAGGGGCAACGAAGATTGGTTCTCAGACCTAGTAACTGTTGACGAAAGCTTGGATGCTGATGGTAATAGATATGTACCTCTGGAATGGATAGAGCAGGATAGGGCTGAAGGCTACTCTGATGAGATGATTCAACAGGAGTACTATTGTGATTTTACCGCAAACTCGCAGGGATTCTATTATCTTAAGCTTATGGAAGAAGCTGCCGAAGCGGGACGAATTACGAACGTCCCTTATTATCCTGATGCTAGAGTGGATACTTGGTGGGATATTGGCGTTAGTGACTCTACAGCTATATGGTTTACTCAGATTGTAGGTAAGGAGGTTCATATAATTGACTTCTACCAGAGTAACTCGGTAGGGGTAGACGAATATGCTAAGTACTTACAAGGTCTCCCATACGTATATGGAACTCACCACTTCCCTCATGATATGTCACATACAGAATTTGGTACAGGTAAGAGTAGGGTAGAGATAGCAGAAAACCTCTTTGGAGCTAAGCAGGTAGATATCCTACCTAAGTTAGGAAGAGAAGATGGCATTAGTGCAGCTAGGGTATTACTTCCTAGATGCTACTTCGATGCTGATAAGTGTAATGAAGGTATTAAAGCTTTACAGAATTACCACAGACAGTGGGATTCTAAAACAAACGAATTTAAAAATCAGCCAGTACATGACTGGGCTTCACACCCAGCTGATGCTTTTAGATACTTGGCAACTGGATTAACTATGCCTAGACAACGCAACAATAGCAAGAGAGATGCTGCTAGACGTGCAGGACTAGGCGCTAAAGGGTGGATGCTGGCATAATGGCACAAATACTAGAGAACAATATAACAGGTGTAGTTCAAGCGGCTACGACCATAGGTGTTGGCGTTACCTCTTGTCTAATAAGCTGGGATAACTTCCCCAGTGCCCTAGTGGCCCCTGATTACTTCCTCCTGACTATAACAGATGAAGTTAGTTATGAAATAGTTAAAGTGACTACCTATGTGGGATTAACGTCTAACGTAGCTGTTATGGAGAGGGCTCAAGAAGGCACTACAGATCAGGCATGGGCTGCTGGAGATAGAGTCTCTGTTAATGTAACTTCGGCTACTATTAATGAGGCCATAACTAGCTCTCTAGCTATAGATACAATTTTAACATCAGCTGCTGGTGACGTACTAGTCGATGCTTCTGGTAATCTACTAACAGATATATTAAGGTAATAACATGGCAATTCATATTTTAGAAGGAACAGAGGTTCCGGCAACTACTCCATCAGAGGTTGGTCAGCATTTTATTGATACAACAAATAAGATTGCTTATACATCGGTAGGTACAGCCTCATCAGCAGATTGGTCAGCTGGAGGTAGTGGTGGTGGAGACTATATAGATGATACTGTAGCAGCAGCTACACTGCAAGGGGCCTACACTTTAGTAATGGATGGTGCAGAGCTGATGCATAATGTCTACTCTACAAGTACCGGTTATGCTATACAATTAGACGAACCTACAGATACTACTAAGATCTATGTTAGATATATATCTTTTGAGCCTTCAGGTCCTGCTACTAAACCCACTGTTACAGCCTTAACTGGTACAATTAGGGTAGCTGGTACAGGTTTTGTAGATGCCTCATTTGGTATGTGTAAGGTTATTGGGATGCCTGATAACGGTGGCAGCTATATCTACTACTTAGAATTCCACAACGCATAAGGCTAGCATAATGGCTACTAAAAAACAATTAACAGATATACAATTGGCCCAAGAGCAATGGGATCGATATACTACAGCTATGGATCGTGGGCATACCACCTACCAACGAGAAGCTAAGAAGAACGAAGATTTCTACTTAGGTGCAGGTAGGCAATGGGATGAAGACGTTAAAGCTGCTCTAGAGAGTATAGGTAAGCCTTGGCTGGAAGAGAATGTTATCTTCCCTACAGTTAACACTGTAATAGGTTATCAGACCCAGAGCCGAATGGATATTGCATATAAGCCTCGTGGTACAGATGATCAAGATATTTCAGATGTACTGACTAAGTTGACTATGTTCATTGTGGATCAGAATAGATTCCCTTGGGTGGAGAGTCAGGTATTTGCTGATGGTATGATACAACAACGGGGCTATTTTGATATTCGTATGAACTTCGACGAGAATATGAATGGTGATATTAAGATTATAGCCCTAGATCCTCTAGATGTAATACCAGATCCAGATGGTAAGCACTATGATCCTGATGAGTGGCAAGATGTTATGACCACTAAATGGATACCCTTGGATGATGTTAAAGTTCTATATGGCCTAGCTAAGTGGCGTAAGGTTCAACAGTTCAATGAAGGCTTTAATCAGTCTGACTTTGGTGCTGATGAGTTTGGCCAAGAGCGTAATAAGTTCAGCCACCTAGGAACCTACAATAGCTTCTATAAAGATACAGCTAATGTCGAACATGTTCAGCTAATTGAACGCCAGTGGTATAAGCTAACTAATAGACGTTTCTGGTATGATGTTGAGACAGGCGATCTACTTCCTGTACCTGATGACTTCTCTAAATCAGAGAGTGCTAAAACAGCTCGGGAAAATGGATATGAAGAGATTAACAAGACTGTTAAGCGCATCCGTTGGACTGTATCTACTAGAGATGTAGTGCTACACGATGACTGGTCTCCTTATGAACACTTCACCGTAGTTCCCTTCTTCCCATACTTCCGTAGAGGTCAAACTCTAGGTATGGTGGATAACTTGATTAAGACTCAGGAGATGTTGAATAAGACCTATTCTCAAATCCTACATGTAATCAATACTACAGCTAACTCTGGTTGGACTTTAGAAGAGAACTCTCTAACCAACATGGAGACAGAGGATCTAGAGGATCGTGGAGGTGAAACAGGCTTAGTACTTGAATACAAAGCTGGTAGGGCCTCTCCCGAGAAGATTGAACCTAATCAAATCCCTACAGGCTTGAAGGATATGATCACCTCCGGTATTGAGCTTATCCGCTTAATCTCAGGTGTATCTGAGACCTTCCAAGGTGGTAAGGGTCCTGAGGTTAGTGGTGTAGCTATTCAGAGCAGAGTACATCAATCTGCTATACAACTAGCCACTCCTATTGACAACCTGTTCCGTACACGTAATATGATTGCTGAACGACTACTTAAACTGATCCAACAGTTCTATACAGCTGAACGTTCTTTTGTTATTACCCATGAGAACACTGAAGAGGATGAGAATGAACAGGTAGTGGTTAATGAGCAGCTAGATACAGGTGAGATTCTGAATGATGTAACCGTTGGTAAGTATGATGTAGTAATTGCTGATATACCTACACAGATTACCTTCCAGAATGCTCAGTTCCAACAAGCTCTAGATATGCGTAAGTTTGGTGTTGAGATTCCAGATGATGAAATGATACGTATGTCTACCTTAGCTCGTAAGCAAGAGATTGCTAAGAAGGTTAGTGGTGA